GGCTCAACTGCACCAGCCGTACCCGTCGTGAGCGCCGCATTGACCGCCACGCCCAAACTGTTCGCACAGTTCATGGCGAGCAGATCAAGGATGTTGACCCCTGAATCGGAGAGCAACTCCGCAGAAATCTGGGTCAAAAATGAGTACTTGTAGGCCGACAGGGTCACGAAGCTGCCAAACGTAGGATCAGATTCGCCGACGATCGCAGCCTGCGCGGAGACAGTCCCTACCGAATACGACGCGAGTCGGGGTATTTGGAGGTTCTCTCCCCCTGCTGTGTTGAGAATCGTCGACACCCGAAGCATAGGACCAATCGCACGCGCCAGCATGATCACGCTGTCGAAAAAACTCGTTGGAACCGGTGAGCCAGTCGAAGACGTCAGGACGTCTCTCCGCTCATTCGCACCGAACTCTGCCGATCGGATCTCGCCACGCGCCATCGACCGGATCGTCTCGACATCATTCGACGGCTTGACGACCTGTCCGACGGGGCGGATCTGATCCTCGGCACCCTCCTGCGACGCACGAACCTCAGCCTCATGGGCCGACATCCGCTTGAGTTCCTCGATCATCGTGGTGCGGCGGGAGAACTCCTCCGTCGTGCGATCGAACGTGAGACGCTCGTCGACGGTCATCGCGCGGTCCTCGGTGGCGCAGAGATCGACGATCGCCTTCGCGGCTTCGAGATCCTTCGCCCGTGCTTCGTATTGGGCTTTCAGAACGTCCATGACTTGCCTTCCTGATTGAGTGGGTTGCCGCAGGTGTTGACTAGTGCGGCTCCGCACTCAACCAGGTCACGGCTCACGTGGCCCGGCAATGATCGGATGCTACATCAGGCCTGCATCTCCATCAAGGCTAGGAGCTGCTTCGCGACGATGAGGGAATTGTCCGGCTTGATCTCCGCCTTCGGTGCGAGCTGGTCGACGACCCCGCGAATGAGATCCGCCTGCGCCGCATCCAACTCCTCACCTGACTCCAGCGTCACCAGTGCGGCCGCGAGCGTGACCTCGTCGACTGCAACCCGTGCCGCGAGCTTCCGCACCGACGCCGACGTGGCAGCATACGCTGGCTGGCCTGTGACGACCGAGATCTCGTGGAGCCTCACTTCTGTCAGGGTGCGACGTCCACCATCCGACGACCATGTATCCCCACCGCGAGGAACACTGAAGCCGAACGACATCGAATCGACGATCCGCTGCTCCAGCAAGATGCTCATGTTCCGGCCGTCGGTCGTCATCGGCAGATCCGCCTCGGCTAGGAGACCCTTTGAATCTTCCTTAAGCCGCAGCGTCCCAGACCGCGTGCTCGCGAGGAGCTGCGAATCGTTGTGGTTGACGTACATCCTGATGTTGTTGCGCGACTTCAGGGTGCGGGCGAACGCCCCCGGCTGGATACGCTCAATGAACGGAAGCGGCTCACTATCCGAGTCGAACACGGCCGCGTAGCCTTTAAAACTCATCTTGTCGCCGACGGCCCGTACTTCCATGTCGTCGACGAAATGTGCCCGAGTCTCCATGACTGTTGTCGCCTTCCTCGTGGCCGGCGGAAGTTCGCCGACATTGACCGCTGTGATACCGAGCGCCCGATACATCCGGCGCATTGACGCATTGTTCTCTACCGCGAGGACGACGTCGTACTCCTCCAGGAGCCGCTGCGCCGTAGCCCGTTTGAAGTTGAGGGTGTCCGACGTCGGCCCCGGATTCATAAGTAGCTCTTCATACTCGACACCCGCAGCGGCGAGCGCCCGAACGGTTGCCGCCCGCTGATCCTCGTTGCGGCCCGTCACGATGTAGACGTCTTCCTCAGTCTCCTGGAGGAATGCGACCGTCTCCGCGATCGGGGTGTCACCGTTGAGGATGGTCCCGTCGATGTCACTGATGACGATCGGTTCCCCGCCAATAATCCGACTGCTCATCTCGCCCTCTCGAATCAGTTCCGCTTGCCGGTCGAACCATGCACGAGCCGGAGAAGGATCAAGAGGATCAATGCCCCATAGATAATGCGCCACAGCACCCGGTCCCGGAAAGTCATCATCATCCGGGTCATTATTCTGCGGAGCGTCCAGATCCGCCGCGTGCCGCGCCGCCCACGCCGATGTCCTGACCGCCTTGTCGTCGCTGACCGAACCGTCAGCCATCAACCGAGCCTCCCGGATCGTCTGATCCGTCAACCCGTCACCGCCCCGACCTGCACGGTTGAACTCCAAACCGCGCCGCGCCGCAGCCTGCACATACTCGGGAGGAGTATCCGCCCGCACGCTCCGGCCCCTCGTCGATCGAGGATGATCCTCGGGAAGCAGATCGTTGTCGGTGACGTAGTTCGGGTTCTCGGGAGCGCCCGTCCGCAAGAGGAACAGGTAAGCGTTCACCCGAGCCATCGACCATTGCGCCCGACCGATCCCAGGACGATGACTGGTCGAGTACGCACCGGAACCGCGCCGGTACACCGCCGCGAGCTGCCCGAACGTCGTTTGAGTCCACGCCGGCCGATCCCGCTCCTTCATCGCATCGTTGTGCTCGGTGACCTTGTTCCGCAGCGCCGTCTCCGTCGCCGGACTGATCGCGATATCGCCACCCGCACCGGACGCCGACCCCGGCTCATTCGTGTCCGACCCGGTGATCTGATCACTCGGGGGTGCTGGCGCACGCAGCTCACCACCCGGCTCAAGATCCTCATCGAGCGACAGGGCAACCATCTGGTCGACCGCGGACTCCTTCGAGTCGTGGCAGGCGATGACCTCACCGTCAGCCTTCACCACCGCCCACGAAGGGCAGTCCGTTTGATCGCTAATGAAGTACGGCATCGCGCCCGCTCACGGATACACGCTCGCCGGATCAACCGGATTGATCGACGCCACCGACTGGAGCGACGTCACCGGAATGCCAGTGTGAGCGATCGGAGGCATGTCAAGAGCCTTCAACGCCTCGGCAGGATCGAACCCGGCCATGATCAACCGCGTCAACATCTGTGTCTTGCGGTCGGTTTCGACGATGTTCGCGGCCGCGAGGTTCACGTTCGCGAGCGGCACCCGATACTCGTCGCCACCGTCAGCGGGAGGCATGTCCTCGAGCCGGTGAATGTCGTTGACGGAGAGGAAGCCAGCGAGCTGCCCGGTTGAGTACGCAGCGAACCTCGTCTGAATATCGCCTCGAAGGATCGCGTCCAAATTGAACTTCACGAACGCCGGCCCCGGCAGCAACGTTGACAACGCCGTTTCAAACTTGGAGATGATCGGCCGGAGCGTGTACTGCGCGAACTGGATCGCGTTCTGTTCCACGCTCGCGTACGACATCGCGCCCGGTGTCGCGACCTGGAGAAGATGGAGAGGGCAACGAAATATTCGGGCGATCTCTTCGACGCTAAATTGTCGACTCTCCAGCATTTGGGCTTCGTTCGGGTCGACACCCGTCTTCACGAACTTCGCCCCACCGAACAGGACTCCAGGGCGATGCGCCCGACGTAGCCCCTTATGGCCTTCCTCGAACCCGTCGGCGAGATCCTTCGCCTGCTCCTTCGTAAGATTCCCGGGCCACTCGATCAGGCCTTGAGTCGTCGACCCCTGCCCGAAGAACCTCGCGGAGAACTCCTCAAGAGCAGACGCCAGTCCGAGCATCTGCTTCACTTCCTCGATCCGGGACACGCCACGGAGCGCACCCGGCCGCCGCAGCTCCGTGATGTGCAGCACCTCCGCAGCGGTGAGAACCGCACCGGCCGCACCCTCGATCGCATACTCGACCTCTCGGGTCGCAGGATTCCTGCGGACCTCAACCCGAGTGGGATCGAGGACCGTCAGGCTCGTCACCTCACCGGCCCGGCCCCTGAAGATCCGGATGAACACGTTCCCGTCGAGGAGCAAGGAGACCATCGCCTGCTGCAAGAAATCTTCCCGAGCCATGCCGATGTCGGGGCGCTCCACCCATATCGGCTTCGGCCGGAACACAAGCCGAGCACCACCCTCACGGTAAAACGTGTCAACCGGCAGAGTCGAGATCGTATCCGCCAGCAGACGCACACACGCGTACACCGTGCCGATCTTCAAGCTCGTGTCATACGTGACAACAGTGCCCGCGTACGTCTCCCGGGCGAGGTTGCCGCCACTGGCGAAGATCGTCTGGAACGACACGGCCCGCTCTTCACGCGGTCGAAGGAGACTACCCAGCATCAATTCGCTCCAAAGTGACGCCGACCAGGACGCCCGTCAGTCCCAGCGCAATCAATCCCGCCGGGACACTCCACACGAACACGCCCACATTCACGAGGAGCAGGCCCGCGCCCTGCACGATCACGGCCACGATTCGCCTCCTCATGTCGCCCAGTATCCCGGCGAGACCAATTCTTGCACAAGATTAGACCGCGACGTCGCCCGGTCGAAGGCGATAACGGCAGCGACCGCAGCATCGATCCGCCTGGACGACTGCCGATGCTCCTTCACGATCCTCGGCCCCAGCCGATCAGTCTTCACCGCGCAGTTCCCAATATGCCGCCGGAGCACCGCATCACCATCATGGCTCATCGTCCCCGACATCACCGCGTCATAAAACTTCGCACTCGCTGGAACCATTCGAGCAGGACTGCTCGACGCATACTCTGAAATCGGGACACCCGCATCACTGAGCGCCTCCATGGACCGCGCCCAACGATACGGATCACATGCCACTTCGAGGACGTCCAGCTCGCCGCACGCCTGCATGATCCGAGCCTCAACCTCCTGAATCGGGACACGCCACTCATCAGGATCACCCGGCCCCTTCTCCCACACCTCCACCACCCACACGTACGGGTTCTCCTCCACAGTGCAACCGATCAACGCCGTCGCATCCCCCGAGAACGACCCGTCGAACCCGAGGACCACCGGCACCGACCGGTCCACGACACGCTCGACCTGCAAGCCCTCCCACGTCGCCGCCGGCAACCACGCGTGCGAACTGTTGACCCAGCAGTTCATCCGCTTGATGCGGTACTCGTTCTCAGGTGTCCGCTTCACCGCGCTCACGAAGTCCTCAGCGTCGCAAATATCGCCGTAGCCGGGGTTCGGTGCGAGCCATGATTCCGGGTCACGATGATCCGCCGTGTCAGAGCCTTTCCACCACGCCATGAAAAACGACGGGTCGGAGATCTCGCCCGTCGCGACCTTCTGCCCGTACAGGAACTGCCGGTACGCCGTCGAATCCGACCCCGTCACATCGGTGCGGACGCCGGCCGTTGTCACTGCGATCGTGATCGAATCAACCCGAGCCGCTTGTGCGAGCGTCATCACATTCCACAGATCCCCATTCGGTGCGGAGTGCAGCTCGTCGTAGATCACGCACGTCGGCGAGAGTCCTTCCTTCGTGTACGCCTCGCTCGACAGGACTCGATACACCGAGCCGGTCGCGACGACCTCCACCGCGTCCCGGTAGATCTTGCACATCCCGGACAGTTCCTTCGACGCCTCGATCATCTTCTTCGCGTCCCCGAACACGATCCGCGCCTGGTCACGATCCGCCGCACAGCTGTAAACCTCGCCACCATTCGACCCCAGCATGAGCGCATGAAGTGCGATGCCCGACCCGAGTGCGCTCTTCCCGTTCTTGCGGGCCATGCCGATGATCGCCGTCCGATGCTTCCGCCGGCCATCCGCACGCCGCGCGAACACGTCACCGAGGAGCATCTTCTGCCAGTCGCGCAGCAGCAACGGACTACCCGCCCGGCCCCCGATCGAATCCTTCACCTGCACGCACAACGACTCAATGAACTCCGCGACCTCGAGGCCGTCACCCGCAGCACGCTCCTGGTCGGTGACCGACGTGAGGATCGCCGGAGGCCAGCCCGCCACCGTCACGACACCGGCCCCGTCCGACGCTCACGCTTCAACCGCAACTCATCCAGGACAGAACCCGGCCGCACCTCACCCACACCCATCTTCGCCCGATCCACCGGCGAGAACCCGAGCATCGAATACATGACACGGATCTCCGCCTCAAGATTCCGCAGGCCCACACGATCACGCCAGTCGCTACCGTCGAACACCTGCTTCCGCAGAACCGCCCGCTCATCGACGCACTCGCACAGCAACTGCACCCAGTCGAGATCCGTCCGGCCCGAGATCCACGTCGCACCCGACGTCCACAGCCGATCCCACGTCGCACGGCCCGCCGGACCCAGTTCTGCGAGCGGCTCAGGTATCCCCGACACCTGCTCAGCGACGAAAACCTGCTTCGGCAACTTCTCCTTCGACGGATTCCCGAGCTTCCGTTTCCGCTCCACCGGGACCGCGACCCTAGGCATTCCGACCGCCGAGCCTGCAAATGAGTAAAAACCGGCGATATGCAAGAAAT